GATAGATTTTCAGGTGTCATCTCTCTCTCCTTTTTTTCATCCATTCCGCTTCCGCCACGCATTCCGTAATGTGCAGCGATTGGCCTTCACGCATTCCCCACCGGACGAAATTCTCGGCAAGCGCGCATGTGCGATGCACCACCATGCCCTCTTCGCACATCGCGCCTTCGGGCGGGCAGATTAGGAAAAGCAGGATGAAGGCGGGTTTCATGCGGCCTCGTAATCAAAAAGACTATGTGCCGATTTCTCCGCCGCTTCTATATTGCGGCAGGCTTGGCGAAAATAGCTCTCTTTCAATTCGACCCCGAGAAACTTGCGCTTTAGCTTCATGGCGCAAAAACCCTCAGAACCGATACCCATAAAAGGCGAAAGAACCACATCGCCTGCATTACTCCATAGCGTAATAGCCCGCGTGGTCAGGTCAAGCGGCATAGGGCAAATATGCTTTTCGTCTTTCGGGTCGCGCGTGGCGTTCAGAACGTCAGTTTCGCGTGTGTGCATCCAAACCGGCGATGCCCATTCCTGCCATTGGTCAAGCGGGAAACTTTCATGGGTATGTGTAACCGGAGAGACTTCTTCACCTTCGCGCGCCCATTTCCGAAACACCATCAAATACTCAGGAAGGCCCTGCCGGCTGAAAGTGCTGTCGGCTCGGATCTGTTTGTAAAGCAGGCCGTGCGCCTTAGTTTTGGTCATTTCCCGCACCGGGCAGCGCCAAATAGTGACGCGCGAATGAAACGAAAACCCGGCGTCGGTATGCTCTTTCACAAGCAGGCCAGGGAAATCGCGCAGGCCCGCGTCATGGCCAGTTTGCGTGCGATAATAGACCAAGTCCTTGCAATGCACCGCCACCAATCTGCCAGGCTTGGTTACGCGGAACAATTCGCGGACCAAAAACCGATACTGCAAGGCAAACTCCGCATCATTGGCGCAGTTACCCATATCGGATTCGCTGTCGTTGTAGATGTAAAGGCCAGAGAACGGCGGCGAATACACGCTGAAGCCGATGGAATTGTCCGGCAACTGCCGCACCACGTCCACGCAATCGCCATGGATTGCCTGCCATGTGTCGCCACGATTGCTGTCCAAACTCAAGAAATCCATAATGCAAACTCCCCCTTGTGCATTGGTTGATATGGAACCCGCACGCCAGCATCCTGCGCCATCGCGCGGCGCATGGCGGCTGACATTGCCTGTTTCATCTTTTTGTGATCGCCGCTCTTGCGGTCAATCACGCGCCCGATTTGATCTTCGCCCTCGGCCACGATTAGGTGACATTCCACCGCGCGCTTCTGCCCAAAGCGCCAGCAACGACGCACGGCTTGATACCAAGCCTCATAGCTGAATGATCTCCCGGCAAAGATCATCGTGGCGCAATGCTGCCAATTCATGCCAAAGCCAGCGACGGAAGGCTTAGTAAGCAGCCATTGCACTTGCCCAGATGCAAACGCCTCAAGCGTTTCCTCCTTCCGCTCAATCGGATGCGACCCGCGCACTTCCTTGATCTCTGGAATTTCCGCCCGGATAGCATCGGCTTCGTAATCGGTATCGCACCACACAACACAGGCATCATTAGGCGGCATGATGGCCGCAATGGCTTGAGCGCGGGCTTGGGCAGTCTGGCGCTTAGTTTCGTGTAGAGTCGTCGCGCTCAGATCGCCGGCAAACAAAAGACCAGCCGGCGCGCGAATGTCGCCAGCCGCTCTATGGCGATGCACGTTCAACGGTGGCAAATTGTAAGCGCTGGCGTCATAACCAAAATCTGCCGGCGTTTCCGCCATGCGGCACCACGACGCCATCCAATCCCAAAAAGAATCTTCGGCGTGGCCCTTCAAGCGATAGCGGCCCATCTCTGTCTGATCTGCAATGAACCAGCGCATGAGCATTTCATTTGAAGGCATCACGCCAAGAAACTCGGCATGCTGCCCTAGTTCCATATGATCATTTGGCGCAGGCGTTGCGGTTGCGGCGCAGCGGAAACGATGATCCTTAAAGGCGTAAATCAAGGCGCGCGTTGTCTTGCCGGTAAAACTTTTCAGGATGCTGGATTCGTCCAGGGATACGGCGCCGAAAGCGTCAAAGTCCAGCCGGTCAAGCCGGTCATAATTGCACACGTTAATGCCATCGCGCGCCTCGGCCTGGTCGCGTATTTGTTGCACCTCATAACCGCGCGCCTTGCCCTCGCGCACGATCTGCGCCGCAACCGCCAAAGGCGCCAGGATCAGCGCCTTGCCGTTGCTCGCCTTAAGCGCATGGCTTGCCCATTCAAGCTGCGAGAATGTCTTGCCAAGGCCGGTATCAAGGAACATGCCAAAGCGCCCTTGACGCAATCCAAACGCCACGCAATCGCGCTGATGCGGCATAAGGTCGCGGTGCAAGTCAGGCACCTTATCGATGCCGACCGCATTGGCGGCAGGCCGCTTGCCTGCCAAAAATTCCGCATATTCTGCTTGCATTTTTCTCTCCTATTTAGTTTTTAAGCCCGCCACGCGCTCGGCGCTTGCCAGCGCATCCGCCCAGCTGCGGTATCCGCCTCGCGCTGCGCCTTGCGCGCCGCCTTAGCTTTTTCATGCGGGATCAGGCAAAGCGCATAATGCTCCGCGCAAAATGGCGAAGCCGCGCCATTATCGCGCGCGACGCATGGCGCATCGCAAAAGCGATATTCGCTGCGTGTCTCGCCTGCGATGAATTGGCATGTCTTCTCCGAAAAGACCCGGCGCGGCGCATCATCAGCGCCAGCGCCGGGCAAGTTTTCGACCTGGGGGGAGGCGCCCAGGCGCTCGACGGCGGAGGAAAGAACGCCGGAGGGGGAAGCCGCCCGCGCATCGAAAACGGGGAGTTCTCGAGTATTGCGGACGGCAGGCCGGGACACCGTGCCCCGGCTTTTACGATGCGCGTTTGCCATGAGAGATCGCGCTAAAGATGGATCACGCTCAGGCAAGTTCAATTCGCGCGCAACTGCTTTGATGCGCGCCTCGCCCAACCCAGTATATTGAGTGATGCGCGCAAAAGACGCCGTCGGCCACAGGTCTCGCACAATCTGCTTTTGTTGATCCGTGATGGGCTTGACCTTTGCATGATACGCGTTGCAGGCCGCGCGCTTGGGAAACCCTTCGCGGCGCGCTTTGCCAACGACCTGATTCTTGTTCAGCCCCATGCGACGGCCTATTTCAGCAGTCGAAAGGCCATCATCCCAAAGCTGGCGCAGCGTAGCGATGTTCGCGGGCGTCCAATCGTGACTCACTTCGCCGGCCTCCATTCCAGGGCTTCGGCAAGCGCCTGGCTAGACACGCGGCGGCGCAACAGGGCGCGCAACCTGGCGTGGTGCTTATATGGGACTCCCTGATAGCGCCAATTGCAAACGGCATTCGGGCGACAGCCTAGCGTTTCCGCCAGTTTTCGCGTGCCGCCCGCGTGATGGATGAGGTCTGAAACTGTCATGGGACGGAACCCTAAGCCATGGCGCCGGGGCTTGTCAATCATAAAAAAAAGCACCGCGCATTTATTTTATGATTGACAACCGCGCGGGCGGGGCATAGGGTAATCGCATCGCAACCCGAACCGGAGACCTGCATTGCTTAATCTTCTTCCCACACAACCGCCCGAAGCGCCAGCGCAATACGCCGCGATGGCAGCGCTCGCGCGGTTCCGCACTCGGCTGGAAAACTGCCCTAATGACAAGCGTGGCGATTGGCATGAGGCCGCAACCACCGCTTGGACGGCGATGCTGCAAATTGAGCAAATGGTGTCGCAGCTTATTGACATACGCTTCAAGGCGGCGGGTTCTACCTCGCATGAAGCGATTGATGTCGCGATTGAATATCTTGTAGATGCTGCGGCTACCCTGACCAGCGAAGCCGAGCGCCGGGCGGAAGATGACGCTGTAAACGGCGCCTTCTATCGCGCGATTGATAACTGGAATATGCGCCGGGGTGGCGCGCAATGACCCCCGAACGCGCGATCTGGTGGGTCGTTCTCGGCCCGCTTTGCGCTTTGCTGGCGCTGTCGCTGATCTTTGGCGCTGGTGCTGTCTCTGCCGTGTTTGAAGCCGCTTTTCAGGCTGTCGCCTGGGTGGTGGCGGTTTGGCTTGTGCTGCTGGGGCTGGCGTGATGACGCCCGGCATTTACCTTGCCATGTCAGATGCCGATTACCGCGCGACCAAGGCGGTATCATGCAGCACCTTAAAGCGGTTCGCAGAGGCCCCCGCAAAAGCGCTGGTGCCTTCCAAAGACAGCGCCGCAATGAGCGCTGGCCGGCTGATCCATAGCGCCTTGCTGGAGCCGCATTTATTTGAGGCGCGCTATGCCTGGACGGCGCTGGATCGGCGCGGCACGAAAGCATGGGAAGCCGCCGAAGCCGAAGCGGCGGCAGAAGGCAAGACGCTTCTAAAGCGCGATGACTGGTGCGAACTGGCCACCATCCGCGACGCGGTAACGGCGCATCCGACCGCGCGCGAATTGCTGGGGCCGGGTCTAATCCCGGAAGCGTCGGTTTTTTGGCGTGATGATGCGACCAAAATGCCTTGCCGTGGCCGTGTTGACGGCCTTCGCCTGCAAGAGCGCGTTATTGTCGACTTGAAAACCACGGTTGACGCCAGCCCCGATGATTTTGCGCGCGGCGCTGCGAATTGGCGCCACCATTGGCAGGAAGCGTTTTACCGGCATGGCGTAAATGCTGCGCCGGGAGGGTTTGAGGCTGACCGCTTTATCTTTATCGCACTGGAACGCGAGCCGCCGTTTTTGATCGGCATTTATGAATTGTCGCCCGGCGCCGTGGCACAGGGCAAGCGCGAAGTCATGCGCGCGCTGGCCGAATATGCCGAGTGCGAGCGCGCTGGCATTTGGCCTGGCTATTCACCAGACGTTGTTATGATTGACCTGCCCGCATGGGCTATGGAGGAGGAGTTTGTTCAATGATTGACTTGCGCGGCACGATCAAGCCGAAATCTGACCAGCTTAACGCCGATGATCTTATCGGCGG